TAGGTTTTGTTCGAGATCGGCGGCGGGTTCTTGGCCATGTACGGATACCGAGACCCGCCCTTCGTCGCGGTGTTAATCATCACAGCTTCAAGCACTGGGCCAGCCAGAAGCCGGATCTCGGCCTTCCATGCTGCTTTGCTGGTCCCGGTCGAGCGGTATCCCTTCGGCGGGTACTGGCTCGGCATGTAGTCCCAGAAGCTGATCCCCTTGATCCGCTTGCCGGCCCGCTGCCCGTCTCGCCGGGCCTGGGCTGCCTTGGCGACTGCTTTGCGCTTGCTCGCCTCGTAGGCCCGCCGGTCGGACTCATCGGGCCAGGCCTCCTTGACCTCTTCGACCGCCTCTCGGATCAAGCGGTCCATGGCTGGGCGCAAGGTCGGCACCACCTGGTCAAGCATAGTGTCCACGTAGCGGTGCAGGTCGTCCGACATCTCGAGCGAGACCGTGCCGCTGGCAAGGCGTATGCTCGACATCAGGATCCACCGAGCCAGAAGTCCCGAGCGCCCCGATCGGCCACCTCGACCTGAGGAGGTAGCGCGCCCATCTGCTTGCGCTTCTTGGGTGGGGCATTGGCGATGCGGTCATAGGCGAGCACGGCGATCTGTTCTCTCCTGGTGAGCTCAGCGAACCATGACGGATCGCCAGCATATTTTAGCCCAAGGTGCAGCCCGACTAGCTCGGCACCGCCCCTTGAGCCCCGGTAAAAGTTTCCGCCGTGCTTACCTCCTCCTCCCGCGGGAATAGGGACTCACAGATCAGGCTGAAGCAAGACACAGCCGCCGTGATGAGCTCGGCGCGCTTGTGACCATCTGCCATGCAGCTCGAATAGAACCGGCCGCCATACTTGACCGGGTCGAGATCTGCAGCCTCGTAGGCATCGAGCCCACCCCCCAGCTTCGGAAGACACAGCCCGAGAGCTGCATACAGGATCCGCTGCTGGCGCCGCGGGTGCCCGTCCTGGTCGTGATAGACAGTCGCGATATCCTCGCGCTCTGAGAAGCCCGGGAGGGTGACCGTTAGATCGTCCCCCTTGAGCTTCACACTGTGTGTGCCATTGGTCATCTGTCCTCCTTGTGGACTAAGTGAGCGTGATCGATCCGAAACACGTAGCGCTCACACTAAACGAATTGGGATCTCCCTCGCTCATATCGATCGTGCAGTGGCAATCATCGCAGGTCACCGTGTGAGTACCGCCACCGGGCTCTGTGATCGTCCACTTGAGGGAGAGCGTATAGACGTCCGCGTTAACTCCCAGGGTGCTAACCGCGCCCGCAAAGGGCGATCCGGTGGTCCGCATAATAATATCGGGCAGGGTCTCACTCGCCCCTCCACCGGTGTCACTTACGTCTGTAAGTGTAGCGCTGAACCCGAGGCTCGGAAATGTAGCCGTGGTATGACGCACAGAGAATAGATCGCCCCTGTCTAGATAGGTGGCCACGTCTTTGAGTCCCTGGCTGAGCCCGGAGATCGAGAAGTCGCCCGCCTCGTATTGGACAGTAAGATCGAGCGCTGTGGGAGTGGTCCCATCAGATAGGGTTAGCGAGCCGTCCCGCATGTTCTTGGCGATAGAGCTGATAGCCATGGTTTAACCTGCCTTTTCGGCCGATTTGGCCTTCTTTTTTGGTGGGGTTTTCTTGGGGTTGGAAGCCAGCCAGGCCACGAGCTGAGCGGCCTCCTGGCGGTGCTTTGGGTCGATGGTCTTAACGTACTGCGCTGGCCGGTCAGAGTCTGCCCAGCCGGGGGCGATGGTATCGAGGCGGGTGGTGTATGTTTTGTGCATGGTATCTCCTATGCCATCGCCAGATAGTGCAGCGAGGAAAACTCGATATCACCGACGATCCACTCGCCGGCCTGGTCTACCTGCCGGGTCGGGATGCCAGACAGCGATAGCTGCAGCTCCTGCAGGCTGCCCGTGTCTGCCATCACGGCGACGATGATAGCGGCCTCGGCATCGAGGGCATTGTCGTAGCTGGTCTGCTGGTCCTTCGGCTTGACCCGGTGGGCATAGGTCACCGAGACCACGGTGCGAACCAGGGCCCCATCAGCCAGGCTCTGGCGGTCCCTGATCGTGGTGGTCCTGGGGCAGCCGACCGCGTAGCGCTTGTGCAGCACAGAGGCAGGGTCTCGGCCGAATACCCCCGAGGGCTGCTTCGACTCCGAGAAGCCCGCCACCGCATCGACTGCAGCCGAGACCCGCTGGCGTATGGTCTTGACCGCGATCGCCACCTACCACCCCCACCGGGTGCGGGGTGCATTGCTCAGATAGATCACCGGCTCTGCTGCCTTCCTGCTCTCGGTGCCATCGGGCTTGCCGTCGTGGTCTTCGTCATACTGGAAGGTCAGGGTCTGCCAGGCAAACGCGGCTTCTTTCTTATGGGACTCGGCGAGCTCCAGGTATTGACCCTGCCCGAGGCTCGATGAGAAGTCCCGAAAGATGATCGCAAGCGTTGTCTCAAGGTGGATCTCTCGGAGGCTGAACGGGTCCAGGATCAGATAAGGGAAGGAGCCCCGAGCAATGAGCCGGCCGAGCACCTGCCGCCAGGCTTCATCGATGTAGCCCTGGAAGGAGGCGAGGGCGGCCGGGCGGAGGTCGCCCAGGTCGGTATAGAGCGCGGTCAGGTCCAAGTCCGTGATCACTGGATAGAGGGTTCTCAATACGAGCGAGGCTGACCGCCTGAAAATATGCCGCACTCCATCCGGCATCACAAGCGCCCACTCCTCCTGCCAGCCCTCGCCCACTGGCGTGGTGGTCGGCAGGGTAGCCGCGCCGATACTGTACTGGGCCACTGAGGTGGCGATCGTCACAGCTGCAGCCGATACCACCTCATCGCCATTGTCATCGAATAGCGTAAAGGTGCCCGAGCTGGGAGCTGCGAGCGCACCGTCCCGGTAGACCTCGAGCTTGACCAGCTGGGTGCGGGCTCGCTCGAGATAATCGGGGAACGGGATCCGCGCCGTAAAGGGTGCGGACCATGCATCGGCGGCGCTCATCGGGCTATGCCGTCTGGCACTTCATAGCGACCCAGGCACCCGCGATCCGCATATACAGCGAGTCGTCGCCATTGGCGCCATTGGTCCGCATATAGATCGAGCCATTGGCCTCGGTCGCGGCTGGAGCTCCGGCGCCACTGGTCACAGTGGGGACGCTTGCGTCTGCGTCGGTCGCGGTTGAGCGCACGCCCAGCCCGACTGCTGCAATAGCCTTGCGATAACGATATGCGAAAGAAGCCATTGAATCTCCAATAGACGCGCTAGCGTCTGGCCTTTGTTGTCTCGGTCTTGATCACTGCAGCTCGGGCTCTATCCCGGGCCTCAGCGGCTGTAATGGTGCGGCCCGTCTTCTGAGCATGGTCCACCATTCGCCGCGCGGTGCGGTCAATGGCTGCCCGGGTCTCGGCTTCACTTGCCACTGGTCGCCTTCTTGCGCTTCTTGGTGGTGGCCTTCTTGGCTGCCTTCTTGGCCCCGTCCAGCTTGACGGTATCGGCATCGACCCGGGCCTTGACCCCTGGGATGTGCACGGACTTGCCTGCCCGCTCGATGCGTCGATCGAGCTGGTGTAGGATAGCCTCCAGGGCCTCGGGCTCTGGCGTCGGGATGGTGCCATCCTCGACCAGGCCACGCCTCCAGGTCGCATAGCCAACGGCGTCATGCCGGACAATGATCTTTCGGCCCATGACGTGGGGGCGGTCCCAGGTCAGATAGGAGGACTTGCCGCGAGCGCAGGGGTACTTCGTGACATAGCCGAGGTCCCGGTCGATGATGGTCCAGCCTCGATCCTTGAATGCCAGGCGCGCGGGGCTATCGTCGATGCCTCCCTTGACCTGTCGGACACCGTTAATGCCGGGGACCAGGTAGAGACACTTGAGACGGGGCAGCCACTCCCACTCCCCATCCTCTCGCTGGCAGACCTCCCAGCTCTCGGGGTTGTGCATCAGGTGGAAGTCGTGACGGGGCAGCTCTGGCAGCTTGGCCGCCCCTGGTCGGGTGCTGGCCTCCGGGCCTGAGACTACTGTACCTGCGTTGCTAAAGTCGTGTGCCATTGGTTGCCTTCCTTGGGGCTAATGGTGAGAGGGGAGAAGAGGAGCGCCCCAGGGTGGTAGCACCCCAAGGAAGACGGAAGAAACCGCCACCTTGAGGCGCTCCCGGAATCTTAGTTGTCGGTGACGATACCGACGCCCATACCGTCTTGAACGATGCTGCAACCCATGTAACTATGCGAAATCACTTCGGTTAGTGCTTTGCTCGCGTCCCTTTGGACTTCCACAACCACCGAGGAGCCAGCCGGCCGGACAGTCTGCCCGTAGCCGATCATCGGGATTGCATCGGCCCAGCCGAGCGCGCCTTGTGCCCACATCGCGCCGTGCTTGTTACCGCCCGCGCTCGTGATCTCGCTCGAGGTGTAGATGTCCACGCCCAGGAAGGAGCCAGCGTAGCCGGGGCCCTTGACCTTGAGGATCGGGTCATCAGCACCCGCCACAAGGAATTGCAAAGCGCCTGCCTCAGCTCTAACGCTGGTCTGCAGGTCGCTCAGCTGCTGGGGGTGCAACAGTGCATAGTAGGGGCCCGAGTTGCTGGCGAGCTCGAGGGTACTGATACCCGAGAAGAAATCGTCAACGCTCATATCGACGCCAGAGGATCCGACATCAGTACCGAAGCCAGCGACCGCGGTTGCGACAATGCCCATGAATGCCTTGTCAGCCTCACCGACTGCAGACGCTGCGAGGCGCTGCACCGTGATGTCGCTGCCACCGAAACCGGAGAGCTCGGCGAGATCGCCCAGGTCACGGCGGAGGCTGTAGCGGGCCACTGCGATCGATGCGCTGGCATCGGTCAGCGCGGTCTCGGCCACGTCGGTATCTTCGGCGGCGGTGGCGCTCATCGCCTCAAAGCCATCGAGCCCAGCAAGGCGCACATTGACGGTATCAGAACCCGCCCCGTTCACTGAGCCAAAATAGGTGATCGCACCTGTCGTCCGAATGGAGGTGCGGTCTGCAAGCAGCAGCGCGATCTCCTGGCTCAGGACATTGGCGAGACGTAGATCTGTTTCCAGATTGGCATGAAGAATAGGCACGTAGGCCCCCTGTAAGGTGTCGGGTTGTGGTGCCGTTCACGCTTTTACAGGGGCGACCTGCGGCGGGTTGCTCTAATACTAAGCAGGTGGGGGGGTCTTCGTCAAGCCCGCGAGGATGCGGTCTCGATTCGCCCGATACTGCTCGGTCGTCATATTCGCGAGGTCTGCCGCGCTCGGCAGGGCCTGAGCAGGCGGGGTAGGGACCGCGCCGGTATTGGCCGCCGGGAGCGGGGTACCGTTCGCCACAGGTGCCACGGGT